TGCGAGAAGATGCAGGAAGAGGCGCATCTGTATTCGTGGATGACCGACAGGTTGACCAACCAATCGCTGTCCACTCCGGTGGACGCTTTCAATCACGGCTGGGACGCAACGCGCTACGCAGTCGAGGATGTTGCAATCGAGACTGCACTGGACGGCGACGAAAGCGGCGGCGTTCTCAAACTGAAACTCTGGTAGGAGATGAGTAATGGGATGCGGATGCGGTGGTGGAAGAACATACTCGCGGCCGACTGCAATGCGAACGGGCAGCCAGCACGCGCCCATCTCACGCCCGATGACGCCGCGGCAGAATCACGCGCCGAGTACAGCGCCGAAGGTGGTGCAGGCCTCGGCTCTCGCCGCGCGCCGCAACGGCGCTGTGGTCCGGCGACAAGTATAGGAACGATGGAAACCGACCTTCAGCGTCTCGCGGCCGCCTGTAACAAGGCGGCCGAGCACTATTGCGAGAACCCTGCCGGGCCGGAGACGGTGGTCGATATCTATCGTGCCATGGCCGCGCTGGCGTCGATGCTCGACAACCAGATCAAGGCGCAACCGATCATTCAGAAGCGATTGCACTGATGGCTTTTGCCGACTGGTTCATCAAGAAGAAGCCCGACCGCGAAGCGGTGGACGAGCCGCAAAGCCCGATCTACATCATGGGCGGGCAGTCGGTCCGTTTCCTGTCGGCCAAGGCGATTGCGACTGCCGACATCGCACAGCGGGAATCCCCGCAGTTATACAGAATCACCAATTTCATCGCGTCCTCTGTGCAAAGCGTGCCGTGGTTCTGCGAACCCGACCCGGATATCAACACCTCGGAGCGCGTCGGCAATTCCAAGATCAAAGCGATCAACGATCTTCTGAAATCCCCCAACGACACCTACACCAGTCAGCAGCTTCAGTACTGGGTTGCCTTGAATCTGATGCTTTACGCCCGCGCGCACTTCAAAGTCGGCATGGGCACCAACGGCAACCCGAACGGCATCTACCCGCTGGCTGCCAAACATGTTCGCGGAGTTCTCAACAGCCGTGGCGTTGTGGACAAGTACGAATATGGCGTTGGGGAAAACATGACCACTCTCCCCAGCCGGCGCACAGCCGAGAAGCGTGCCACCAATGAGTCCTACGCTGGTGAAATTGCGTTCCCTTCGCTCACAGGATTGGTCGAATACAACAAAGCGCCAGCGGCCATCGAAAGCCTCCACATCCCGCTTCAGATCATCAAGGCGTTGATGCAGCGAGCCTTGGATACCGCCTCCGGCCATCCGAACGTCAAGTACGTGATCACGGCTGAGAAGACGATCACTCGCCAGCAGAAGGAAGCTCTCACCAAGCATCTGGAAGAGGCCGGCAGCGGCGGCGAGCACTCCGGCGAGATTCTGTTTCTGTACAACACCGACGTGAAGGTGCACACGCTCGACAACCAGCTGGGCGACATCCACGCCAAGCTTCCGCTCGACGATATGACCCGTCAGATTGCTGGCGTGTTTGGTGTCCCCGTCGCGCTTCTCGGACTGGGATCGGCTGACGCAGCCAAGTATGCCTCAAACTACGTTGAGTCCAGATTGTCATACTGGCAGGACACTGTCGTTCCCTGCTACCTCGTTCCGATTGCAGCCGGCATGACACAGGCGCTTTGCCCCTATGGCGCACGCATCTCGTTCGATCTCGATCAGGTGCCTGCGCTGTGGGAAGGCCGCGCCAATCTCGGCAAGACGCTGTCGCAGGTCACCTTCATGTCGAACAACGAGAAGCGCGATATTCTCGGCTTCGAACCGAAGACAGAGGCCGAGACCACGGATGAAAATGACAGGCTGCCGCCGCTTGACGCCAAGCTGCCGCAGTTGCCGGGGCGTGACGGTGGTCTCGACCCTGAAAATGAACCGGCGGACAACGGTGGGAGAGCGTTGCAATGAAAACGCAATGGCAAGCGGGTGATCGCGTCGAGTGCAGTTTGATGTTCGTCGCCAACGCGATGCAGGATGCACCGGAAGGTTACATCGAAGGCATTGCCAGCACGCCGAGCACCGATCTGTACGGTCACAAGGTGCTCGCCAAGGCGTTCGATGAAAGCATCAAGCGCAAGGGCCTCACCGGGCCGCGCGGCGTCAAGTTGCTGGCCGGGCATGACTGGCAGAAACCGGCTGGCATCATCAAGCGGCTGGAAACTCACGGCGAGAACCTGACCATCGGGGCGCAGCTGAACTTGAATGTCAGCTACGTGAAGGATTTGCACGAAGTGGCCAAGCAGAACGGCGGTCTGTCGTTCTCGGTCGGCTTCGCCTTGGAGGAATTCGAATTTGTCGATGACGAGATGGAGAACGAGGATGATCCTTGGCTCGTCATCAAGAAGGGCGACCTGATGGAAGTGTCCGTCGTCGTGTTTCCTGCACAGCAGGAAGCCGAGATGACCTTCATCAAGGTCGCACCACCGAACACTCTGGCAGAACTCGAAAAAGCCCTTGCGGCTGACGGGACTTGCCGGAGTCGGAGCGAGGCGCAGCGTCTGATCCGTGCGATCAGGCCACACGCGCACTTGCTTCAGGGCAAGGCAGCACCGTTGGTGAAGCCTGCTGAAGAACCTGAGCATCCCATGTTGGATGCTTCCATCCTCAAGCCGATGCAAGATCTGATTGCAAAGGCAAAAGCGACGTTAAGCTCCCGGTGAGTGACACGCGCGATCCCCCAAACAAGGATTATCGCAAATGAATACCCTCAAGCGTGATATCGAACGCGCCAAGGCTGGCGTGTTCAAGGGGGCGTTCCTCACCAAGGAAGCGCCTGCCGATACCAAGACTGCCGAAGCCCTGCTCGCCGGTCTCACGACCGAGATGTCAACCATCGTGTCCGCCTTGGAGAAATCCAAGAAGGATTCGGAAGTGCAGTACACCGAACTCAACAACCACTTCGGCGGCGTCAAGGCGACGACCGAAGAGTTGAAGGCGACGGTGCTCAAGCACACGGCAGAATACGCCGAGATGATCACCAAGCAGCAAATGCTGGCGCAGGCGCTGGATCAGGTGAAGAAGGAACTCGACGCACCCATCGTCAGGGGCGGCAAGGATCTGGAGACTTCGGATCGCGAAGCGGCGATTGAGCTTCAGCGCCGTGCGTTCCTGTTCAAGGGCGGATCGGACTGGGACTTCAAGCCCGACCTCAACAACCTTGTCGTCGCTGCGGACTATCGTTCTGCGGTGCGCAAGATGATGCAGGTCGGCATCGAGTCCAAGGAGAAGATCGTTCGCTCGCTCACCGATATCGAGCGCAAGGCGTTCGATGCGGCCAGTCTCGACAGCGCGATGTTCTCACCGGAAATGCTGGGCATCGAACTGAACTGTATCGTCGAGTGCGCCGAGCTTCTCGATCTGTACAACTCGGTCAGCGTCGGCAAGTCGACCTTCATGTATCCGCAGGTCAACGACTACGGCGCAATCGGCCAGTACGATTGCGATGCCAAGTGCGATGCTGAATACGGCCCGGAAGGCAACATCACCTTCAAGTCGGGTAACGTGTCCGATTTCCGCGGCGTGTTCTGCTTCCAGCGCAAGGTGCTTGCCGAAGCCAACTACGACCTTCTCAACTTCATGTACAACGCGGCGGCGCGGTCCTACCGGATCAACCGCAATCGCGCCACCATGATTGGCGACGGTGTCAACGAGCCTCTCGGCTGGCTGACCAACGGCTGCTTCCCGACAAGGGCAACGCCGGCGGCAGGCCTCACCCACATCGACTTCCGCTACTTCCACGGCGGTGTCCCGGCGGAGTACGGCGCGATCACCACGGTCATGCACCAGAATACGTTCGCGTATCTGGCCGCCATGGTCGACAACACCGGGCGTTTCATCTTCGGCGACGGTCTGATGACCTACTCCCCGAACGATGTGCGCGAGAGCATCCGTATTTCCAACTGTCTGCCCGACCCAACGCAGGGTCAGACGCTGGGAACCGCGGCGGCTCCGTTCGTCACCGGATCGTTCATTGCAGCGGCAGGCGCTTGGAAACAGGCGTACTATGTCGTCAGCAAGCGCCCGCTCTGGATCGAGCAGTGGGAAGGCAAGAGCACTGCGTGGTGCGTTGCCTACTCGTTCGGTGCCGAAGATGGCGGCTTCGTTGCGTGCTGCCCGGCGGCGTCGATCCTCACGGTCGGCCCGTAACGGCAATCGCAACATCCTCATCAGGAGTATTGAACTATGAACCTCAATGGTGCTTCCCAACATCAGGGAATCGTCGCTTGGTCCGGCACTGCTGCCGCGCCAATCGATATCCGCCGGCACGTTCATTACAGTTTCACTTTCGAGGTCACGGCTGACCTCGTAGCGGACGCTGTGTTCAACGTGCAGTCGGCTCCGCCCAGTGAAGCGGACCCGTGCCTGCCCGGCCCCTTCGTGCCGGTGGCTGAAGTCCTGACCTGCACGGCAGGTTGGGGCGTCCAGCCGCTGCCGCAGGCAACCATCGTGCTGCCTGCTGGTGCCAAGAAAGGGTCGATTTGTACGGCGGCATTGCCGTGCAAGCCGGACGCTTTTGTCCAGCTGGTTGGGGTCGGGGCGGCCAATGTTCGTGCCGTGGCGATCCTGTCCGGCCCCAAGTAAACGGCTGAAGGAGAAGCGGGCATGAATCTCAACACATCTGCACAACACCAAGCCGTGTTGGCGTGGGGCGTAGCGTCTGCGGCCAACGTCCAACCGGAGGTCGACCTTCGGCGTCATGCTCACTTCTCCTTCACTTTCGAAGTGTTTGAAGACGTCGTCAACGAGGCTGTTTTCGAGTTCGGATCAGCCCCACCAAGTGCCGACGACCCTTGCGTACCCGACCCATTGTTCGTCGCAGTCAACGACGTGGTGATGTGTTCGGCGTCGTGGGGCTACGTACCGGAGCGGACCCAGATCGTGATCCCGGCAGGGACCAAGGCGGGTTCACATTGCACGGCGACGTTGCCGTGCAAGCCGGATGCCTTCATCAACGTCCAACCAAAAAGCGGCGATGTCGGCATGATCCGCGTCATTGTCGTGCTGTCCGGTCCTCGATGAGAGTGCCGGTTGGCAACATGCTAAAGGTTGGCCGCGGGGACGAAGTCGTCATCCGCGGCCAGCTTCCTCCTACCGGCAAGCTTGGCCGGCTGTTCGTGTTCGCGTCCGAGAACGGCGCGAAGTTCAGTCCTTACGTGCCGAATGTCGCGGATGTTCTTGTCACCGACGGTCGTCCGACCATGCTGTCGCCGTTGTCGATGCGGTTAATCGGCGAGCGGTCGGATCGTCAGTTGAAATTCAAAGCCGATATCGACGGCTTCATCAGTGTGATGCAGGAGGTCGACGACAAAGACGATCTCCGCGCCAAGGTGAAGCTGAGCCGCACGATCAATCCTGATCTGGGCTGGATCGATTGGGCCAAGCGAAAGTTTACACCGTGGCAGACACCGAAACATTTGTTGTGATGCAGGTCGTGTCCGGGCAGGGCACGGACTCGCAGTGGTTTGAATATCGTCCGTCCTATTTCAGCGCACCTGTTCGGGTCGAGTGGGACAAGGACACCATGTTCGCCGCCCTGCCGGCCGATACGGCCGGGTTTTTGTTGACCCGTGGTTACGCCCGACCGATGACGGAAGCGGAGGTCGAGGCGTATACTGCCCCGGCGAAAACGCCGGAACCGCCTCCGGCACCCAAGCCCCGCAAGCGGGAAAAGGAGACCACCGATGATTCGAGCAACCTGTAACAACGGCTGCAAACCGAATGCTGCTGTGCCGCTCGCACCGCCGCCTTGCTATACCTGCGCAGCGCCAGTCGTTCCGTAACAACGTGAACTGAAATACCGGGGGCCTCGCGCCCCCGGAATTCCAACAACGGAGCGCAGCCATGTTGCATTTCACGGTCGAAGACTACAACGCAGTGACTGCCCAGTGCGTGAAGTGCTGCTGCGAGAAGCTCAGCCTCAAGCCCGGCACGACCAACAAGGTTTCGGTTGGCTATGCGCCGTGGGCGGTGCCGATTGGCCAGCTGCATTGTGCACCGCAATTCCAGCTTGAACTGATGGACACCTGTCCGGTCCCGGTCGGTAGCAACGCGCCGCCGCAGGCGACCGCGGAGCCGAAGTTCTCGACAGCGGTCAATACGCTGCTCCAGAACACTCTCACCAGCATGATCACGGACCCGGAGGCGGTGCCGCTGAAGTTCAAGGCGCTGCCGCTGTACAGCGCCAAGCACGGCAAGCTCGATCTGCTGGAGGACGGTGCGTTCTCCTACATGCCGGCGTCGAACTACAAAGGTGAGGATCGGTTCTACGTGTCGGCCAGTGACGGCACCAACACCACCATTTTCGAGGTCATGGTTGCAATAGGCGTTGATGCCGCCAACATGGTCGCGACCCCGCACATTAGCATCGGGGCTGCCGTGGTCGATAACCGCTACTTCACGGTCTACTTTCCGGTGACGGTGTCGCCGGCGGCCAACGAATGCGAGATTTGGCGGCTGACGGTGCTTCAGGCGGCGCTGGACTGCGATTGCCAGTGCTACACCCGCAGTGACTGCTTCGACATCGGGATCGCGAAGTGCTGAGACACGTTCCGAACCGACCGCTCGACCAGCCGCCCTTTCCCATTGGCGTAGAGACGCCGCTGGACTGGGAGGCGCGGCTGGGGATCGAGTTCATCCGCAGCCATGCCAAAATCGACGACGTGCCGTCGGTAATGGACGATCAGCTGCGGCTGTACCGCGGCGCAGCAATGGAAGCCGCGGAGCAGTACACGGGTTTGTTACTGTCCGGTCAGCGCACGGTGTCGGAAGCCGTCGAGGGTCCGTCGCGGCCGCGGCCGAATGCGAGCTACTACACCCACAAGCTCAAGTACCCGGTCGCCGACGGCTACGTGTACCTCTATGGAGGTAGCCACGTTAACGACAACACCGTTTTTCAGGTGCCGCCGGGCACGCGCAGGGTGAAGGTGCCGATCCGCAAGGATCTGATCGACCTGTCGAATTGCTGCGATCCATGTTCGAAGCCGTGGGCGCTCAACGGCGGCATGCTGGCGTCGTACCGGGCCGGCTACAAATCAGCCAATGAGGTGCCGACGACGGTCATTCTCGGAATGTTACAGTTTATTACGTGGTGTATTGAGCACCCCGGCGACGAACTGCTCACTCAACGCAACCGGGTGGAGACCCGCGCTGGCCTCGCCGGTCTGCAAGGATCGAACAACATCGCCATGATCTCCGGGGCGTTGGAGACTTGGCGGGTCATAGACCCAGAGGCGTTCTAGATGCCGCGCGAGAGAGCTTAACAGGAGGGTTTGTCATGAAAATCCTAATCGCACTGTTGATGCTGTTCGTTGTGACTGCCGAAGCGCAGGCCGCGAGGTCGAGTACGCGGGATCGCATAACCGTGCGTCCCGTGCAGCGCCCGATAGTTTCGCACCCCTACGCAGTAGACTACGTGCTGTCGTATATTCTCTGTGGCTTCCATGTCTTTAGCGTTGGTCCGAATCCGCGCCCCGGACAACTTGGGAGTTGTGCTGATCGCTTTAACTATGCCCAGCCCCGCCGTCGGGTTTGATACGGTTTCCCAGTGAAAGACCCCGGCGCACCAAAACTGCACGAACTGAACCACCGGGTGGCGCTCTGCACCCAGCACGACGTCATCATCGATTCCAAGACAATGCTGCTGCACCGTTCCGCCGTGGTCTGGGCGTGGGCGCGCGTCAAGTCGCATTACGGGCTGCCGTTCACGATTGGCCAGTCGGCCTACACGGTGCTGGACCCGGTCACCAAGGCGACCCACGCCATTACGGTCCGCAACGGTTTGGTCGATAACGTCACCGACACGGCTTACGTCTACGAGGAATTCCGCAAGAGCGCGCCGCGCTGGTACCGGGTGCTGGCCGTGTCTGAACCGGAACGGTTTCTGGTGCTGACCTGCCGCATGATAGAAATTTCCGATCTGGCGATCCCGCCGCAAGGCGCGCTGGCACCACAGCAGACGAGGGTCGATCTGTGACGGCTGGGCGCATATCGCTAGCGTTCTTTAGTGCCGGGCTGTTGGCCTTGGTCGTACTGATTGTGACGTGGCCATGAGCTTCACCATCGAGTTTTCGCCATGGGGCAAGTTTCGGGCGCGCAAGAAGCCGGAGGAGATTCGGCGATGGTTGCAATCGATAGGGGACGCCGGGGTCGATGCGTTCAAGAGCGGGATGGGCGAATACCCGCCGGCGTCAGCGCCGGGGGCATGGCCGAACCGTCGGTCTGGCCGATTGCGAGCTTCGGTGCGTTCGGTGGTCACCTCAAGTTCTGTGACTATTGGCACCAGCATGCCCTACTCGGGTTTCCTGCGAAAAGGCACCAGCAAGATGGCCCGCCGCAAGATGAGCGATAATGCGCTGGAAGAGGGCATGAAGGCCGGTAAACTCAAGCACTGGGTCGAGTGGTCAAGGACGTGAGTGAACGTCAGTCGGTCTCAAGCGTTGGGTCGGCGGAACCCCGGAGTTCCGTAACCCAAGGAGTGACCAACGTGACAGACAAGACCGAAGACAAGACCAAGGACGATGCCAAGAAGCAGCAAAACGAGCGTCTCCTGTCGGAGTCCAAGGCTTTAACCGGCCAAGGCTTCAACAAGCAGCAGATTGCTCAGCAGCTGAGTTCGAAGCATCAGATGACGGTTGCGGACGTGACCGCGATCCTCGACCAGAACAAGGAAGACGATAAGTAAATGGATGCACGGGTAACACCCGCAAAGCAAAAATTCCTGCCAGCACTCGCCGAGCAACTCGCCCTTTGGTTTCCTGAGTTGAACGGACGGGCGCTGGCAGTTTCAGAAGTATCGATCACCAAAGACAACGTCCCGACCCTCCCCTTGGCCATGGCGGCGTTCATCCGCTCGACGGCCAGTCCACCTTCCCACAGCAACGCTGAGATGTTCGAAGTCGTCGACACCTTCATTGTCGACTTCTGGCTTGAGCCGGCGCGCTACAAGAAGGCCAACGGCACCGAGACGCCGTTCTGGAGCTATTACGATTACGAGGCGATCCGAGATACGCTGCTGTCCAACATGGTGCGCTGGGAGCCGCCGGGCGGTGAGCGGGTTGCTTATCGTGGATTGACGATTGAAGCTGAGCCACTGGCGGTGACACTGACGTTCACCTTCATGGCGACGTTCCGCTGGTGTCCGACCAACACGGACTTCGGCGAACCGTTCACGGTTGGCTTCAACCTGTGCACGCCGCCGGCCTGTATCCCCGACCCGTGCCCGGAGCCAGTCGATCCGTGTCTGTGAAGTCCAAGTTCTCAACTCCAAAGAGCAGGAGGGCTGACATGCCCATGATCTACGTTAAGACCAAGCCCGGTCGTAAGCTTTTCTACGAAGGCAAGCCGATCCCGTTGGACAGTTTCATCCCAGTGAACGATGATCCGTTTATTCGTCGTTTGATTGATCACTGGGGCGATCTTGAAGAGCAGGGCGGCGAGAAGAAAGCCAAGGCCAAGCCCGCTCCCGCGGCTCCGAAGCCTGCTGCACCGTCCTACTCCAAAGATAACTGAAACCTTTAACACGCCGACCCGGCGAGAAGGAGCGACCTCATGTCAATCGACAGCCTGCGGTCCGGCGCGATCCGCATCTGCTTTGACCCTTCCCTCAACGCATACAAGAACAAGTGCCGCATTCTGATCGAGGGTCAGATGCTTGATGCCGGCACTGCGGAATCCGGCGCACTGCTGAAGATTCCGTCGCTGCGCGATGCCGATGTTCTCTTCGGAGAGGGCAGCATCATCGCGGAAGGTCTCAAGACCGCCTTCCTGTGCTGCCCGAACCACGCCATGGAGTTCTACGCCCTGCCGTGGAAAGACGCTGACGTTGGTGCCGATCAGGCAGCGGCGTACACGCTGACCTTCACTGGCGAGGCGCTCAGTGACGGTCGCGTCGATCTGTTCATGGTCGACGGTCGCTACAACACCTCGACGCGCGTGCACGAAGGTGACACCGCTGAAGAGATCGCGACCAACGTGGCGTTGGCGCTCAACGCCGAAGCGGGCTTGCCTTACACCGCTGTTGCGGCAACCGGCGTGATCACGCTGACGGCCAAGAATAAGGGCACCGTCGGCAACGCCATGAACGTCATCTACAACTGGCATGAGCGCCGTGATTACGCTCCGGCCGGTGTCGAGATGGCATTCGCGCAGACCGTGCAAGGCACGCACATCGACTTCGCCACGCCGAACTACGACGCCATTCTCGGCGAGTGCTGCTACTGCTGCATCGGCATGCTGTACGCCAATGACAACTGGCAGGATGCGATGATCGCTTACATCGCTTCCGCATGGTCGTGCGACAAGCCGCAGTGCTTCGGTCACGGCTACACCTACAACTATGGCTCGTTCGGCCAGATCCTCGCCTCCGACACCAATTCGGCGGAGGTCTCCCGTATCGCCCATTGCTGGTCCGATCCGATTGTTGGCTGGCTGAAGGCGGCGGCTTATGCGGCGCACTCCTGCTGCATCACCATCGACCACCCGGAGATGTCGGTGCAGGGTCCGAACTTCGGAATCCTTGCGTGTCTGCGTCAGCCGGAAGCCTGCTTCCAGTGCTTCACGTTCGACGAGCAGCAGTTGCTGCAAGCCACTGGCTTCGTCGTCACCGTTCCGCTGCAAGGCGGCACCGGCGCGATGACTCAGCCGATGGTTGTCAACGACTCCACCAACAACCGTTACGACGATAACGGTCGTCTGAACGCGACGTGGTGGAACGTGAACTCGCGGCGGCTTGCTGCTGCGACTGCGGATCAGGCCGCGATTGCGCTTGGTCAGGTGGTGGGGCTTGGCCTGTTCACCAAGAACACCACGGTGCCTGCCGGCGTGCGGGGCACCAATCCGCGCATGATCCTTGGCCAGTTCCGTGCTTGGGCCAAGTCGCAGGTCGGTTACCTGTTCTCCGAATTCGAGAACATCGATCAGGACATCATCCTGAAGACCGACTTTGAGGTTGCCCCGAAGTGTCAGGGCATCCCCGGCAAACTGTGGATCGACTTCACGTACCGTCCGCCGGTCCGCATCTCCACCATCACCATCAACGCAAAACCGGCAATGCTCAGCAACTGCTGACGCTGACGAGAAAGGAGAAGTCACATGACTTGCGAAAATCAAGTTGGCGTCAAGAACATCCTCATGACGTTCCTCGACTGCGATACGGGAGCGATCTACGGACCGATTGCTCACAAGCTGTCGAGTGAGGATTTGCCGACGTGGCGGCTTTGCGCGTTCAACAACGAGCCGTTGCCGGAAGGCTACGTTAAGCGCCAGCCGACCAACCCGGAGGTCGAGATCAAGGTGATCCGCGATCTGCGGATTCCCCTTGCCATGTACCAAGGCTGTAGCGACGTCACGCTACAGGTCGAGTACTACAATGGGCTGGTCTATTCGGCGGCCAAAGGCACCGGCACAGGCGACGAGAAGTCGGACACCCATGAGGTGACGTTGACTATCTCGTTCAAGTTCATCGACGAACTGCTGCCGGCTGGCACACTCGAATCCACCGAGCAGGTCATCCAGCCGACATTCGCCACAGCGGCGTAACACGAAAGACGAACGACCACGGCGGAAGAGCTATGTAAAAACGCTCTTCCGTTCGTGTCGCACGTCAGCAAGGATTCCGATTGTGAGTGACGCCAATGTGACCAAGTTGCCGGCTGCGCCGGTAAAAATCCCGATCAAATTTCAACTCGGCGATACGATGATAGACAGTGTCATCGTCAAGCCGCTGACGTTCACTGTTTTCACGGAAGTCGTTACCGCCGCGCAGGGCATGGCGGAACCGAAGACGATGGAAGCCCGGCTTCGACGGCTACGGCTGCTGCGTCAGGTTACCTACTACGCTGGTAATTCGCCGGTGGCTATGACAGCAGCAGATGTATTGACGCTGCCGATCCCGGCATCACGCACGATCATCGAGCACCTTGATGACGATGAAGGTGCGCCGGGCAAGGTCATTCGTGACGGCGACGGCATCGACAAGGCAATCGTCTACCAGCTTGGTACGCCGATCAATCTGGGCAAGGACAAGCCGTCGATCAAGGAACTGGAATTTCAGGCGTCGACTTACGGCGACATTGAGGACGTGCTGGCGTTCGACGCAGCCGTCCAGCAGACTTTTGCGTTGATCAGCACAATTGCCAAGCCACTCGGCACGACACTGTCGTTGCTGCCCTCATGGGCGGTCAACGCCATCACCATCACCGACGGCGTCATGATCTCGCGCGACGTTCTTCCGCGTTTTCTAGGGTCGCCGGACGAGTAGCCGAGCGGGTGGAGGAGTATCGCTACTACTCCGCCTCGGCTGGCGACATACGAATGCTCACTGTCAAGCAGCTGACGCTGCGCATCAGCCATTTCATCAAGGTGCACAACCGCGAGATGAAGAACCGCATCATTCTTGCCGGTGGGAAGCCGAAGTAAGTGGCTTCATTTACCGAACAGGCAACCCTTAAGGTTGTTGATCAGTCTTCGGCAAAGCTCCGCAAAATAAATGCGGAGCTAAAGAAGCTTTTCGCGACTGCGAAGTCGCTCAAGAACGTCAATATCAAGATCGGCGTCAACGCCACCGGCGCGGCGAAAGCCACTGCCGAACTGCGCAAGCTCAACGCCGAGATCAACAAGCTCAAGGCTGCCACGCGCAGCGTAAAACTGAGCGTGAATGCCGGCGGAGTTTCCGCAGCCAGTGCCCAGCTGGCCAAACTTCGTGCGCAGGCTTCCCGGCCTATCGTCATCAGGACAACGCACACCGGCGGCGGAGGCGCGCAGCAACCGCCTCGTCCGCCGCGCGGTGCCGTTCCTCGCGCTTACAGCAACACACGAACCCCCATGCAAGCGGCGATTGGCGGCTTCGCCGGCGGTCTCGGGGCGGGTCTTGGCCGGCTGAACGAAAGCTTCGGTGCACTTGCTGCCGCAGCCTATCTCGCGGCTCGCGCGCTGAAGTCGATAGCCGGTGAGACCTACAAGGCAGAGCGTGCTGATCTAGCTGTGAAGTCGCTTACGTCGCCGTTGCAGCAGAAGCTGTTTCAGGAGATGGATAAGCAGAAGGGCGCTCCCCCCGGCATGCTCAAGCACCGGAAGTGGGAGTTCGATTTTGCGCGGGCTTCCTTCGCCGGTGACGTTGGCAACAGTCAGGATCTGCTCGACGCAGTAAACAAGCCCGGCAACAAGAAAATCCTGTCGCAGCCAGAAGCGCAGGCCGAACGGGCAAGACGCGCTGATGTGCTGGCCCGTGAGTTGTTTGAGAACGTAGCGCCGGGGCTTTACGCGCGCGACCCCAACATGTCGCCGGAAGAGTCGCTGGAGAACCAGCGCAAGTTCGTGCAGGCAATGGGCATCTCCACCACGGAGATGTTCAAGAATCAGACCGCCGCAGAGCGCGCAGCCGGCAAAGCGCCGGAGCTATCGAAAGACGCTCTTGATGCCATGCAGGGCTTCAGGAAAGCCCAGCAGATCGATCCAAGCATCAACGCCGGCATGATCAGGACGGCGATGGCCAACGTCAAATCGTTGGGCATCACGATGTCGCCGGATGCGATCACCGAAGTGCTCGTCAACATGGGCACCAAGGGAATTCGCGCCGCCAACGAAGCTTACCGTGGTTATCTGCTTGGCACCGGCGCGGTCGACGTCAAGAAGGTCAACGAGGTACTGAACGAACTCGGCCTGTTCGAACCGGACAGCGTCAAGCGCAACAAGCCAAGCCCCGGATTCCCGAAAGGCTCGATCAAGGCCAACGAGCTTATACCGAAGACGTTCTACGATGCAGACGGCCAGCCTATCGATATCGGAACACGCCCGGCCGAACTGTGGCGAGCGGCCTATGAAGCCGAAGGCGGCATCAAGCAGGCGGTCCAGAAACGAAACGCCGAACAGGCCAAGGCCAAGACCAAGCGTGAAGGCGGCAGTGCTGCGGCTGTAAAAGCGGCCGGTGACGCTGCTCTGAGGGCGGTTCCGACCGAACCGCAGATCGCCGAGTATCTGCAAACCAAGCTCTCCGGCGCTAATCGGTCAGGCATACAAGGCGTCATCGACGCTATTCTTGGTAAGAACATTTTGGCATCGCAGTTCGGGCAAGCGGACTCAGCCGCCGATCCGAAAACGATCAACGAACTGATATCGAAGAACGTCGCAGCGTCCGCCGATAATTTCATGACCGCGCTTTTGCAGGCGTTCGGTGATGTTGGTCAGAAGGTCGCCGACAAGATCGATCTCAACACCATCCTGCAAAACCTCACCACCAAGATGGCTGAGAATCCCGGCATGACCACGGCTATCGCCGCGTTCGGTGGGTTGGCGGCGGTCGGGTTGGCGGCTGCGGTGTCGACGCTTCTCGTCGCGCCGTTCACGTCGCTGACTGCGGCCGGTGTCGAATTGCAGGCCGCGGCTGCGGCGTTGATGCGGGCAGCTGGCATAGATGCACTTGGTGGCGGTGTGCCCGGCGGCCCCGGCGGCGGCAAACCCGGCACGCCGATGCCGGGCGGCAAGCGCACCATCGGGCAGTTGATCAAGGACTACGGCGCGGCGGCTGTCATGGGAGCGATAGCTACCGGCAAATGGGTTTTGCGGAATCCGGGTAAGGCTACGGGCGCGGGCATTGCGGCTGGCATCGCCTACGAGGTGATCGTCAATCTGCCGGACGATCCCAAGGCTGCGCGGGAAAAACTGGAAAATGACGAACGGCTGAAGGATGCCAAACGTCAGCTGCAAAACACCAAGACGCTGGAAAAGATTCTTGAGGGCGGAAGTGGTGAATACAACGCACGCGCACTTCAGCAGGCACGGGATCAGATCAAGGCACTGACGGAAGAAATAGAACGTCGTGAGGCAAAGCCTGCTGAACCAGAAGTTAAACCGCCGGAAGCTAAACCGCCGGAAGAAAAGCCGAAGACTGAGACAGAGCAGGCAACGATAGCAACTGCCGCGGCGCTGAAGGCGATAGAAGCAGCCAAAGCCGGCGGCGTTCCGGGGCTGGTGCCAACGCCGACACCGACGCCGACAACAGCAGCCGGCGCTGCGGCTGTCGCGCCGCCGGCCGACAGTCTGGCGGTGTTGATCCCGCAGCTGGCTAAGAGTTCGGAATCAATTACGCTTGCAGTGTCAAGCCTGACCACTGCCGGCACTACTTTCTCTACGGTGTTCACCAACGGTGCGACCGCTATCAGTACCGCTGGTCAGACCGCAGCGTCCACCCTTACCAATGCCGCACCTTCAATCGGTGCGGCCATTGGTAAAGCAGCGGCCGCGGCCATTAGCGCGGCCACGGCTCAAGTGAGTATAAACGTGAACCAGAAATCTGAGGCCCCCAACACGGGCGGCTCAAAAGCACAATAGGAGTTACTGCATGTCAGTTAAAAAAGCCAAGAAGCCTGCCGCCAAGCCAATCAAATCTTCCGCCGCGCGGGCTGCCGCACCGAAGAAGCAGTCGGCCGTGCGCAAGAGCGGGCGCGGTCGCTAAATGTCTCGTTCCGCCTGCGCCATCGGCAAAGACGTCGTTCAGGCCTCCTTCAAGGGGGTCGCGTTCTGGTGTACTGAAGCCGACGTTCAGGGCGGTCGCCGTGGTGCCGAAGGGGAATTCCCCTTCGGCGAGCACACGGCTTACGCGGACCTTGGGCGCAAGATCCGCGTCTACTCTCTCACCGCAGTTTTCCGTGAAGACAACCACGTCTGGGATAGTCATGCGCTGTTCACGGCTTGCGAATCTCCGGGGCCGGGTATTCTTGTCCATCCTACACGCGGCTCCGTCATGGTTGCGTGCCGCTCTGTTAAGGTTTCAGACAAGCTGGAGGACGCGGCGGGCGAGACGACTGCTGATCTGGAGTTCGTCGAGGCGAACATCGGCTTCAGCGGGATACTGGGATCGATCTTTGGGATCATCTCCACTGGATTGTTTGCGGCGTCACAAACGTCCTTCTACCGGGACTACACGCCGACCATAGTGCCGTTGCCGTGGAAGGAGCAGGTCGTCGACAAGGCGCAAGGCCTGATCTGGTCTGTTGCGACGGTCGCCGAACACGTTGTCGTTTCCGGCTCACCGGCCAACGATTGGCGCGCGGTCTTCCGCATGTGGGAAGTCGCCAAGGATGACGCGCTGGCGCTGTCCGCGCCGGTCGTCGATGACGCGCTGGTTCAGGGTTTCGAGCTTATCAAGCGCAACGTCACCGATCTCAAGAGCAAGTTCGATATCTTCCGCCGGTTCGCCAACACAGCGACCACGACGCCAAATCTGCCGCCCGGCCCGGCCGTTATCAGCGACGAAGCGGTCGTCAGCAGGTTCAGACTTCTCGCCGGCGTCGGCATGGCCGAAGCGGCGATGGGGCGGAAGTACCCGACCGTTGAAGAGGCGCTGGCCGCGCGGGCAAGTGTGATGGCGGTGTTGGAGGACGAGGCCCACGCAGCTTACGTCCAATGTGACAACGCGCTGTTCATCGAGATCGAGAAGTACGCAACCCAGTTCAGCAAGATGATGTACGACCTGTCGTACCGTCTGCCCGGTCAGATACTGGTCAATTTTTCTGGCGGTGTTCATCCGCTGGTCGCAGCCTACACAATCTACAAGGATGCCAAGCGGCACCGCGAGCTTGAGGAGCGCAACATTGTCGATGCAAACGGACGCTTCGGCATGATTGTGTCTGGTATCTCGCCGACATGACGCCGGTCGTTATCACCATCGGTGGATCGGCGCTCGATACTTGGACTGAGATGACACTGCAACGGTCCAAGGATGAGATGACCGGATCGCTCAGCGTCACCATCTTCGCCGGTGCGATGGCGTCCGCTCCGATGATAGGGGCTGCCAAGTGTGGCGCTCCGATCAACGTATACATCGGCGGCCAGCTGGCGTTCTGTGGTTCGGTCGATAAGCGCGAAGGCAGCGGCACCAAGAAAGGCAAGAAGGGTGCCGACGAGGAGAACCAGAAGGCTGACAAGGGTGCGGAGGGCAAAGCGTCAACCAGCGTCAGCATCGGCCCGAACGAGTACACCATCAAGCTTACGGCGCGCGGCAAGACCAAGCGGTTGATCGACAGTTCGCATCAGCACCCGACCACCAACATGATGCAGCCCACCACAAAGGAAGTCGTCGAGAAGCTGATCGAGCCGTGGCAGATACGTGCCGACTGGAAGGGTGAGGTCATCAAGCTAGACAAGGTGCGCTTTCGTGACGGCGCGCTGGTGCTCGACGAATTGCAACGGATCGCGACCGAGTACTGCTACTTCATGTACGAGAGCCGTGAAGGCAATCTGGTGGTCTGTGACGGTGTGGCCGGCATGACCAGCGGCGGCGAGCCGCTCATCTTGGGCCAGAACATCCTGACGTTCTCGGCTGAGCAGTCTGAGGACAAGGCCAAGTCGGAAGTGAAGGTGAAGGGCCAGCGCACCAAGAAGGATATCCGGGGCAAGAAGGCGCTGGAGAAGACCCATAAGACGGTGAAGAACAGCAAGGTCAAAAGCAAAAACCTGCTGACGATCCCGCACTACGGTGATGCCACCGACAAGGAACTGGAACGTCGTGCGCGGTTCGAAATGAACAAGCGCAACAGCGCGAGCCAGAAGATCACCATCGAGGTGTTCCATGTGATGTCATCCGGCGGACCGTGGGACATTGGCAACTGCCACTACGTCGAGGTGCCGCCGGAAGGCATCTTCGACATGTTCGAATGCACGGAACTGACTTACCACGTCAACGCCGAGAAGGAACTGAAGACCACGCTGACGCTGTCACCGCCGCCATCGGGCGGCGCGGGTGGCGGCAGTGGTGGTGGCGGCGGTTTTGGATTGTCCCTCCTCAACATGGGTATCGGCATGGCCCGCCGCGGGCAGGCCGGCATACCAATAGTAGACGGGCAGTATCCCGATGCGTGGGGGCCGCCTATGCTGAGCGAATTGCCGTTGATGTCGCTGGTCGAACTGGCTGCTAAGCCGCTGACCGACGAACAGAAAAAAGAGCAAGAAGAGATGCGCAAGACCCCGCCGTTAACCCTTCCCCCGTGGTTCGGAGAGACCTCATGACGACATTCGTTCCCTACAACGCGCGGTCGAGAGATGTTCAGGACGGAGTCGAACGCCACGTCTGGCACGAACTGACTTATGAGGAACAGGGCGCGACCATCAAGGTCAACGGTACCGACACCAAGGACGAGGAAGCCACCGTGCTCGTCATCGGCGGGGCCGGATTCAAACTGAAGAAAGATCATGACGCTGAAGTGTTCCTGCTGTCGTCGTCGAGTGACACACAGCTGAAGGTGGCGGTGCTGACGACGCCGCACGATAAGCAGCGCCGCTGGCCGGAAGGCGAAGGCGGTGTTCAGCATCCGACCGATGACGAATTCTCGCTGCACTTTTCCGACAAACTGGCGCACGTCACCAAGAACAAGTTTGCGGTCGGTGAGAAGGGCGAATTCGAGATCAAGGGCGAGGAAGGTGTGTTCCGCGTCAAGAAACTGATCATTGACGGCGAGCTTATCGTCAACAGACTGATCCGAACGCCGGAAGTGGTGCGCGGCAGTCAGAAGCCGCCGAGTTTCCAAGGCAATAAGCAGGAGGAGAAAAAGAAATCCGGTAGCAGCGGTGGCGGCAGTCAGCCGGCGCAGTTCGAACTGGATCTCGGCGATGCACTTTGAGAAGATCGACCCTTGTCTTGAGCCGAGCACCGGCCATCGCCGGATGTTCTGGACGACTCGGGCGGAGGCGTGCGGCACCTACACGCTGTGTGGTGTCGACTGCGCCATTCCGGGGCTTGAATACGAAGACATCGAGAACCCGGACCCGTATCCGTCACACCCGATAAACCCGCCTGACCACCACGAAGGCGAGTACCGCACAATCAAGACAGAGGGGTGGCTGCAAGGCTACATCCTCAACATCCTGAACACGCGGGCGCGCACCGACATGCGGTGCCCAACGCCAGCTGCAACGTATGGCCATTGGTCGGAGTCGTATCGTGACGACGGCCTGTACATCGGCTCGACGATGTGGAACGCGGCAGAGAAATCATACGTTCGCACCGCCGATGCAGTGAAGGCTATCGCTAACGCTGTTCGTGCGGACATGGGGAAACTGATAGCTCTCGGCATTGCCGAAACTGTCGACGTTGAAGCGACATATCGTGGGTCCAGTAACGTAGCCGTTGTTGTCGTTGTGACTACGGCTACCGGGCAAAGTCGCATCAATCTGTCAGGCAGCTTCGTCTCCGAGACTTGGGTCTGGCACTGACGCACCATGTCATGCACAATTCCACGACCAGATCCGCAGGAACTGTTCGATCACCTGAAGAACATGTTCTCGTCCACGGTGTTGGGCGGGGGCAAGATCTATCCAGAATCGAACGAGTGGTACGTCGTCACAAACGACTACGCCGCGGCCGAACAGTTCTACGCTATCGCCGACCAGATGTGGCGCGAGACCAACCCGGAGACGGCGTGCTGCGAGAACCTGTACAAGATGGCGGCGCGCAATGGCGTGTTTCCCCATCCGGCGTCACATGCTGAAGGCTACGCCAAACTAACCGGCGTGCCGGGGTCGCCGATTCCGGCGACGTTTGAAATACAGACAGACTCGGGCACCTTCGTGTCGGTTGGCACCATACCGTTGGAGATGCCGGACTCGGGTTCGATCATCGTGCGCATCCGCGCGCTGGCACCGGGACCGGAGATGAACTCTGACGGCGCGGTGACCGAAGGTACGCTGGTTACGCCGGCACCGGGCATCGACGCCGAAGTGACGATCTGCGGCGGCGCGTTCTGCGGCGGTTCGGCGGAAGAGACCTGTGAAGAGTTTCGCAAGCGATACCTTGAACGGCTGGCGTACCAGCCGCGCGCCACGATGGCGTGGATCAAGCAGAAGTTTCTGGAATTCCCGTGCGCCACACGGGTCTGCGTTCGTGAAGGTTCGTGCTGCCGCTGCGACCCGGACTGCGGCGACTGTGGCTGCAAGAACTGCGGCACGGGCATGTATTTCTACGTGCTGTTCGATGACAGCTTCCCGTGCGGAATCCCACCGCAGAACATTGTTGATGATTTGACCGAGTGGATGTTCGGCACGCACCAAGGTTACGGCGAGGGGCAAGTCGAGATCGGTGTGTGCGGCGGCGTGGTCCGGCCGATCCCGTTGCCGATCAACGTCTACGTCGACATTGCAGGCTGTCCGAGCACGGCGCAGAAGCAGATGATCGAGACCTACATTCGTGAATTGTTCAAGACGATCTGCCCATCGATGCCACTGACGACCAAGCAACTGGAGTTAATCGTCGCCAATGTTGTCGGGGCCAATGTCAACGCATCGGTTCGGTTCGAAGTCATCGGCTACGAGACGGCATCGCCGCCGTACCCGCGCACGCTGGTCTACATGACAGACTGTGCGCTTGAGCCGGAGTGCGATGTGCTGCCGTGTCTTGAAAGCATCTTCTTCACCGGACCTGAGTCGGTGTTCCAGCAATGCTAGATTATTCCGACAATTGCCTGATCGATGCACCTATGCATCCGATTGCGCCGGTGCCACAACCAGCGCCGGGTGAGTGTCTTACCGCCGATGGGTGCCAGCCATGCACGGAGTTAGAAGAAACCGGGTGCTGTCCGCCACCATTGTGCGGCAACGATCTCTGCTGCACCTTCGTGGCGTTTATGAACTTGCTGCCTTCAGGACCGCTCTGGGACTACTGGAAAGCGGAGGCGATCAGCTACTTCGAAAGCAACCCGGAGCACCCGGAGTTGTGCCCGCTGCTGCAAGACCCGCGCTGCCCGTCGCTGGTGCTGCATGCGATCTACACGGTGCTGAAGCTACGCAAGGTGGTGCACGGTGCGCTATGGCCGGCGCTGCGCGAGAGCAATCCGTGGACGTCGGTAACGACGCTGGATAACCACCTGTCGCGATTGCGATGGGAGGATTGCTACAACCAGCACTGCCGTTCCGTTCTGCTTGGCGAACTGACGCCGCTGGAAGTCTGGTCGGATTGCGGGCCGGTGTTCTGCCCGCCGAACTATCCGCCCGAACTGGAGTGCGCGATAAAACGCGGCATTGCCATTGCGCTCAATCGCGCCAACATGGGCGTGATCAAGACACTGTGCGGCTTGAACTGGGTGATCGAATCTCTCGGTGCCGAACTCAAGCCGATCTACGTCTACACTTCGGACAATCCGTGCGCGTTGTTGTGCACGGACAATCCGCAATTCGAAATCTGCAACAAGCAGGACTGGATCGAGGGCTGCGGCTCCGGCGACATCTGCGAGACGCAGATGCCGCTTCCAAAAATTCCCGCGTATTGGGACCGCGGCTGTGATCGACCTGCTGGCCTGCCTGACCGTGTGTGGCCGGGCGTGCTCGCTGCTGAATGTATTGTGAGGTCGATGATGCTACCGGCCTGTCCCTCTAACATCGTGCGGTGCTGCTGATGGCAAACACCATTTTTCCCGATCTGGTCTCCGCAGGCGGCGTCATCTACCGCGATGCCACCGGCACGCCGCTTGACCCGCCGAACGTCCAGAACGCCTACTCGCCGCTGCCGCCGTTCATCATCACACCGTGCGATGCCGCGGCACTGCCGTCGGACTGCGATGCGCGGATCGAGCCGCGGCAGGTCAACGCCATAGTCTCGGAACTGCTGAGCTTCGCCGAATGCCTCGACCCGGAAGGGACGTGGAATTGCGATTCGTTGAAGAACCTGTGCGCATCGTTCACGGCGTGGATGGAGATTCACATCGCTGGCGTGCTGGTCGGTGACGAGCCGCCGGCTACGCCAGCGGACAACCAACTTTGGTGGGAATCGGATACTGGATTCCTGTTCCTGCATTACAACGACGGCAACACCGTGCAGTGGGTTCAAATCACCAGCAAGACGGTGGTGGACAACGTCTCCATCGTCGGCGCTGGGCTTCCCGGCAACCCATTCAAGGTGGGCGTCATCGATTGCGGAGTGTACTGACATGGCTTTCGATTTTCCTTCCAACCCGGCACCGGACACCGTCTTCACCTCCAGCGACGGAACGACGGTGTATGTGTGGAACGGCTACGCATGGATGATGGGTGGCGGCGCATCGCCCGGTGTCGGCGGCAGTGTGCTCGACGACTACGTGCTGAAAGCTGGTGATGTCATGACGGGATATTTGACGCTGTCCGGCGATCCACTCGATCCGCAGCATGCCGCCACCAAAGAGTATGTCGACGCGCAGATCGCCGGGCTGACGCCTTAAGAGGACCGGATACATGGCCGACCCAAAAGTTAAGATCAAGCGAACGGCACAGCCGAACCTGCCACCGGCTTCGCTTGAGCCGGGTGAACTGTCTGTGGAGATGGCTAGCCCGTTCCGCATGTGGGTCGGTGTGCCGACGGCGCTCGACCCGATGGGCATGAAGCAGATCACGCACACGGCGTTGGTCTCTGAGCAGGCACCGCTGTTTCCGACGCAAGGTTTGCTTTGGTGGGAAACCGATAGCGGCACACTCTGGATGTACTACGTCGATGCCACGTCTGCGCAGTGGGTGCAGGCCGCAGGCAGCAGCGGAGGCAGCAGCGGTGGCGGCGGCGGCGGCGGTCTCGACCAGCCCAGCGCCGATTTGCTCTACGTCAATCTCGTCGGCGATCAGATGAGCGGCAATCTTGCGATCAGCAAGCTGGAACCGAATCTTATCCTGAACAAGCCGCTGAACAGTTCGGCGAAGCTCACCGGAATGCAGAGCGGCATTGCGCACTGGGATGTCGTCGTCGGCAACACTGGTGCCGGGTCAGATTTCACCATCGTGCGGCACAACGACATGGGTGCCGTGGTCGATGCACCGCTTACTATTAGTCGCGCGAACGGCGATGTGACAGTGTCGCATGATCCGACACTGCCGCTGGGGGTCGCTACCAAGCAGTACTCCGATCTGAAAGTAAACAAGGCCGGGGATACGATGACCGGCCCGTTGACCATTCATTCTCCGGCGAACGCTGGTTCCATCATCGTAGATTTGCAGTCGCAGATCTTCCTCTACTTCATGAACGGCACGAACCACGCCGCCATCACCACCGATTCAGGCGGCTCGATACTTTTTGTCAACGGTTCCGTTGGCACGGCGCTGGCGCTCAAAATCCAGACCGACCACAACATTGAAGCGACTGGCGAGGCTTACAAGCCCGGCGGCGGGCCTTGGGTCGCACCGTCCGACGAACGCATCAAGAATGTCACTGGCGTTTACGACCACGGGCTTGCGCAAATCCTGACGCTCAACCCGGTGCGCTACACGCTCAAGGGCAATGACACGTTCGACAAGCCATACGATCCGGTTGTTCGCGACGGCACAGTCACGGTGCCGTACCCAAGTTCGGTGAACCATCTGGCTGCTAAAAACAGCAGGGAATTCGTCGGCCTCATCGCGCAGGAAGTTGAAGCCGCCATGCCTGAACTGGTGAAGAAGCGGCCGGGCTTCATCAACAACCAAGCGGTCACTGACTTGCGCGTGCTCGACAGCAATGCGCTGACTTACGCATTGATCAACGCCGTCAAGGAATTGCACGCCGAGATCAACAAAATGAAAACATACATCGGAATGCCGATAGAGTCGGGGAGCAGCTGACATGGCTGTATTTGATTTTCCGACCGCGCCAGCTGTCGACGACACCTACACTGCGAGCGGTATCACCTACGTCTGGAATGGACAGGGCTGGGCCGTACAGTCGAGTGTCACACACGGCTTGCACACTATTTCCGATGATCCGCCAGTCGGTCCTTCGCAGGGCGATCTCTGGTTTGAATCCGACATTGGAATCCTCTGGATCTGGTACAACGACGGCAATACCTCGCAGTGGGTGCAGGTCAACGGATATTCGAGCAGCACCGGCGAAGGCACCGGCGGTCTCGATCAAGCCACGGCCGACAATCTCTACGTAAATCTCACCGGCGATACGATGAGCGGACCGCTCATTGTGACGCCGAACGGATCGATGTTCGGCAACGCTTCTGGGCCTTCAGCCGTTCTGCCAGTGGCGCAGGCAGACGCCAACATCCGTCTCTACGATGCTGGCGCGGATAACTGGGCGGGTATTGGTGCGGACACCGCTGGGAGCATGTGGTTCCGTGTTGGCACCGCCGGCGGGCTTGCACCGACGTTCTATCTCAACTCGCAGACTAGGTCGGGCAACTTCACCGCCGGGCTGAACACCAAAATTCCGTTCACGGTCAGCAACGGCGTGGACAGCGTCAACACGACGTTCGACGCCAACGGGTCCGGCACGCTTGAGTGCACCAGTCGTCAATTCAACAGCTTTATCAAAGCTGGTGGCAGCGGCTTTTTCTGGATCGTCACCGACACCGGGAAGATCGGCGGCGCTAATCAGAAAACAATCGGTTCGCTGAACCCGTCTGGCGATTTCGGCAACATCCGCAGCGTCACGGCTTCTGGCAATGTCGTGATCGGTGGCACGTTCACTACGTTCAAGAACGGCAACAATTTCGGCAATGCCGACGGCAACCCGGCATCCGGCGGTGTTTACACCACAGACGCCAACATCCTGCTCTACGGCAGCGGCAACAACTGGGCAGGCATCGGCACGGATACCGGCGGCCACATGTGGTTCCGTGTCGGTAACGCCGGTGTGCACATCCCTGCGCTGTGGCTCAGCGCGCAAGACGCCATCCCCCGTGCGCCGCGCGGCCTTCGTGTTCGTGAAGATTTCGGTCTTTGGAATACGTTCGATTCGGATGCAATGACGTCGATCCGTTTCACTGGCGGCTCGTCGTGGTCGGTCGACGGTCACACCGGCACGATGCGCTGGCTGCACGGTGCTTCGTCCATCATGGTTCTGGTTGCTGGCTTATGGGACATGCACTGGGCCGGTGCTGCGTACAAGCCCGGCGGCGGACCGTGGGGTGTGGAGTCGGACGCGCGCATCAAGACCGTGACCGGCGACTACACGCGGGGGCTGGAAGCGATCAAGCAGCTGTCGCCGGTGAAGTACGTCTACAAGGCCAACGAGGTCACGGTGCAGCCCTCGAAAACGCGGGAAACGCCGCACCAGATTGGTACGCCGAACCCGGACAGCCAGCACTATCAGGCGGCGCTGGCGGGTAGCGAGTACATCGGTCTGGTCGCGCAAGCCGCCGAGATACCTATGCCGGAAATGGTGACCACGCGCGCTGCCACCATTGACGGCACTAATGTCACCGACCTGCGCATGATGGATACCAACGCGCTGACCTATGCGCTGATCAACGCCGTCAAGGAATTGTCAGCGCAAAATGATGCGTTGCTGGCGCGTGTCGCTGCGCTGGAGGGTGCGCCTTGATCGACTTTCCCGCCGCTCCGGTCATCGGCCAAGAGTTCGATGCTGTTGGCTTCACCTACGTCTGGAACGGCCAAGGTTGGACCGTAAAGCCGCTGTCGGTGGACAGCGGGGCCGACTCCTACAACAAGATCGAGAGTGACGCTCGTTATGTAGACGTCGCTGGCGACACGATGACTGGTCCGCTGGTGCTGCCGGCTGACCCGGCTTCGTCACTGCAAGCCGCGACGAAGCAATACGCCGACACCAAGCTGTCGTTCGCGGGCGGCCTGCTGACCGGCTTCCTGTCGCTGCATGCCGATCCGACCGCGGCAATGCACGCCGTCACCAAGCAGTACGCCGATCTCAGGGGCGGCGTCATTATCCGTTTCAAGATGATCGCCGCGTCCGGCACGTACACGCCGGACCCTAAGATGCTCTTCGCGATGATCGAAGCCATCGGCGCGGGCGGCGCTGGTGGAGGATCAATCGGCGCGGCAGAGGCGCTGGTTCAAGGCGGCGGAGGCGGCGGCGGCGGTTACTCGCGTAAGCTGGCGACCAAGGCTGAGATCGGCGCATCGCAGCCTGTCACCATAGGCGCTGCCGGCCTCGGCGCTGCCGGGTACTACGGCGGCACCGGCGGGGCTACGAGCGTCGGCACTCTTTGCAAAGCCAATGGTGGTGGCGGCTCGCCGCATTTTGCGTCGGCTGGGCCGGGAGCCGGTGTGACCGGCGCAATAGGCGATCTGACCTACGCCGGGCAGCCGGGTGAGGCGGGCTATTCCAACCCTAGTGTGACAACAAACGCGATTACCTCTTGGAGTGGGTCCGGTGCGCCGGGTCCGCTTGGTGGTAGCGGTGCTGTGGCCCCGCAAACCAACGGTGGTCAGGGATACCACGGCAACAGTTCTATCGGATGGGGCGGCGGCGGCAGCGGCGCTTCGACGTATCACTATGCCGCCAACCTTCAAGGCGGCCACGGTGCCGGTGGACTTGTGATGATTACGGAGTTTTGCGCCCCATGATCTACTGCCAGATCGAAAACGGTGTGGTCGTCAATCGTGCGACGTTCAACACGCCAATGACGCCGGACTGGCCCAACTTCAATACGTGGGTGCAGAATGACGAGGCGCAGATCGGCTGGCTTTACGTCAACGGCGTGTTCAGCGAACCGACGCGACTGCCGGGACCAGTGATGGCACCACTGAAGCCGCCACCCGGCACATCGCTGATGTTCGCGCATGAAAATCGTTTGCGCACACTGGAAGGGCTACCGCCGATGACGCAGGAAGAATTCCAGAATGCGCTGAAGGAAACCGCGCCGTGATTGATTTCCCCGCCGCTCCGACCATCGGTCAGGAGTTCGACGCCGTCGGCTTTACTTATGTGTGGAACGGCCAAGGCTGGACCGTGAAGCCGCTGACGGCGGACAGCACGGTCGATTCATACAACAAAGTCGAAAGCGACGACCGCTATGTGAACATCACCGGCGACGTGATGACGGGCAATCTGGTGATCAGCAAGATCGGTGCTGCGCCAAGCATGATTGCCGGTGCCAACGGAGCCGCCACACGATGGCGTGTCGTGCTCGGCGGTACCGACCCGGAAGGCGGCGGCAACACCGGCAGCAACTTCGCGATCCAGCGTCATGACGATGCTGGCGTGTATGTGGACGAGCCGTTGCGCATCAACCGCGCCACTGGCGAGAGCAAATTTCGCGGTCGGGTGTGGATAAGCTCCCTCAAAGAATCTTCGTTGGTGCTGGATTACGACGGCAGTACTGCCGGGTACAATAACAATTTCTCTTTCACCAAAAGCGGCTTGCTGCGCTGGAGTCTTGTGGCTGGCGGTGCTTTGGAAACCGGCAGTAACGTCGGCGGCGATCTCTTTCTCTACCGCTTTAACGATGCCGGGGAGTCTCTTGGCGCTCCGTTCCAGATCACTCGTTCGACCGGCCTGATAACGATGGGCGCGGCGAACTTCACCGGCGTAGTCAACATCTCCAACGCGCTGACAGCGCAGTCGCTGAACGTCACCACTGGCGGGGCCAACATCGCCGCCGGGCTGAATGTCACCAGCGGCAATGTTGTCATAGCTGGTAATACGGCTATCAGCGGCGGCATCAGCGTGTCTGGTCCGACACTTTTCAATACCGGAGCATCCGTCAACAACGGAAATCTGGTCACCGGACCGTCATGCAATTTCCAGATGTCGATCCAGACGTACTTTTTTCTCTACCATATGAGCGGCACCAATTTGGCCGCGATGATTGCGGACACCGGCGGCAATGTGCACCTTCAGTGCGGCACCAACGGCATCACGAACCACAGCATGTGGGACAGCGGTGCCGGGTATTATTACTACAGCGACAGCGCGCTCAAATCGGCGACGACGACTTGGTACATCTATTCCGACGCACGCATCAAAACGGTGCTGGGCGCGTACACCGCCGGGCTTGCGCAGATCAAGACGCTGAACCCGATTCGCTACAAGCTGAAGGGCAATGATTCCATCGGTGAGCCTGCCGACATAAATTGGCGCGGCGCGGGCGAGCCGCCGCCGCAGACGGTGCCGTACTCCAATTCGGTCAACCGCAACGTGGCGGTTGGCGGCAAAGAGTTCGTTGGACTGGTGGCGCAGGACATCGAAGCTGCGATGCCTGAGTTGGTGAGCAGACGTGATGGGTATATCGACGGCCAAGCTGTCGATGATCTGCGCGTTTTCGGAATGGACCCGTTGATTTACGCACTCGTTAACGCCGTCAAGGAATTGGCGGCGAGGGTAGAATCACTTGAAGGTGGTACAGTCGTGAAGAGGAAGTAACCAAATGGCAATGTTCCCTGATTCAGGCGTCCCTCCGGGGGAAGCCAAAAACTCGCTCCCCGACGTCGACACCGCGGGGTGCAATGAACTGTGGTACTCGACCTCTCGCTGTCAGCCACGGTTTGACCCTGCCGCCGCCAACGCAATGCTGGCGGAGCAGATGAATCTCATCATGAAAGGTGAGGTTCAGTATCAGTGCGTCAATCTGGACAATGTCGAACGTGCAGTTCGCTACATCGTCCAGCGCGGCATTCCGGTTGGCAGCTACGCCAGCGGTGGTCCGTTCGACTACATCATGGCGATGAACCCGACGCTGACGCGCTACAACGATCACCTCACGCTGGTCGTCATCCCTGCGGTGAACAACCAAGGTGTGTCGCGCATCAACATCGACAACAAGGGCTGGGTGCCGATCCTTCGCAACGACGGCGCAAACTTGCAGTTCTTGGACATGCGTGCTGGAAAGCCGCTGATCATCAGCTACTGGCAGGGCGCATTCTACGTTGTTGGTCTCGTCGCATCTCAGGTGCCCATCGTAGCCAATGGCACCATCGATGCGTGGGTGCGCACCGACGGCAACGACTCCACCGGAGACGGCACCGAGAATTCGGCAGCCAAAGCGTTCCGCACCATCAACGGCGCGTTCGCTGCCATCGGCTCTCGTTACGCCCAGACGCCAAGCTTCGCCATTCACTTCAGGCTTGGTATTCCGGGCACCTACGAGACGGCGCGGCTGGCGTATTCGTCGATCACCATGATCATCACCGGAGACGTCAACAACCCGTCAGCCTACCGGATCGCGGGCACGCGCTATCTCAATGGCAAGTCCTATGCCTGCTACATCACCGACTGCGCGAAGGTGATGGTGCAGGGCGTCACATTGCTGATCGATCAGGGTGGGTTCAACGCCGCTCTCGGCAACGAAAACTCGCTGGTTCAGATCAGGCATTCGATTCTCCAGCAGCTGGCTACCGGGCCGGAGATCTGGGGCATCGAAACGTCGGGCCGCATCTACATGGGCGGCCGTCTGACGTTTGCCGGAATCGGACAAGCCGGCGCTCTCATCGCCTCCGGTAATGGTGTCGTAGTCGACGAAGGTGCGATGACGCCGCACCAGTGGACGGTGCAAAACGTCAACTTCACGTCGGCGACAATTGTCGCGCAGTTCCTGTCGACTGTCGTGTGGTCACCGTCGATCAACTCCAACGTCAGCGGAGTGCAATATAACTGCACCAGCAATTCCGTGATATACGCCGCTGGCTCAACCATCCCCGGCAACCTGCCGGGTACGATCAGTTCCGGTGGTCAGTTCATCGGCTAAACAGGAGAGACGTGAAATGGCAACCGTGGAAGAACAGCTTGTGCAAGTGCAGACGCAACTTGCTCAAGTGCAGGCGGACATCGAGGCGCTGCGTGAATACGTGAAGCCGGTGGTCGAAGGCCATGCGCCGTTTAACCTCGGCATGGTTACGGCTCCGCGTCTGGGATCGGCGCACCCGTGGCCTGAAGGCGCTAGCAGCCCGACTGACGTCAAGCCGATTGCGTAAATGAAATGGCACCGGAAGAGCCGCGCGGCGGCATGCTTGAGCGTGCGTTCGGCGTCGTTCGCACGCTCAGCCTTACGAACATCCTGATTACGGCGCTGCTCATCCTTCTCGCGGTGCCGTCCTACTTCGCCTACAAATTTCTGAGCGACGTCTCGTTCCGGCGCGAGTTCATGTCGTCGGCGGTGATTCTAGATATCCACGCGCCGTGCGTCGTGCTGGAGGGTCACCGCTACGGTAGCCAAGCTCGTCACAGCGTTTTCATCGTGTACGGGCTGGACGGTCGCAACGAGAAACTGCTGGGATTGCGTGCGCCGGGTTCTTTGGACAGTGACGAGTTGACCGACCTGTGCAAGCGGGTCGTGGTGCTGGCGGACGAGATCAAAGAATTCCGTGAAAAGGAAGCCAAGGAGAAAGCCAATGCGCCTCCGCGGTAAGGTCTCATGGTTTGGCGGCCCCGACGACACCGGCGTCGGCCCAGACGAAGGGCTGGCCTTCATCTACGATGTCGAGGACGCGCCGCATCTGTTCTTGCCGGTGCAGCCGTCTGGCACTTCGGGACTCGCGCGCCGCCTCGATCCAGACGAATTCTATGTGGCCTGCCGCTGGGACTACAATCTCTATCCCAAGCCGTCGCTGCTGGAGCATGTGGCGCTGGTCTGGGCACCGAAGACCGGGAAGCGGTACCTCGCACATCCGGCAGATTGGGGACCGCATGAAGACACCGACCGGATCGCTGATATCAGCCCCGGCTTGATGGAGGCGCTGGGAGTCACCACCGACGACGAAGTCGAAGTGATCTACCCATTCTATCAACCAGATGAGGTTACCATGCCATACGAACGAATCGTGATCTCTTCCGGCCACGGGCTGCATGTCCGCGGCGCGTCAGGCATTCTCGACGAGGTCGACGAGGCCCGCAAAGTCACGGAGGCGCTGGCCGATGCGCTGCGAAAACGCGGCGTCGAGGTGGTCACATTCCACGACGACACCTCCGAATCCCAGTCCGAGAACTTGCACTGCATTACGGATTTTCACAACGATCAGGACCGCCAGCTTGATATCAGCGTGCACTTCAACGCCTACGAACAGGTCGATAAGCCGATGGGCACGGAGGTGCTCTACGTCACGCAGGCGGATCTGGCCGGGTGGCTGTCGGCCGCCATCTCGGAAGGCGGTGATTTCATCGACCGCGGTGGCAAGTACCGCAGCGACCTGCATTTTTTGAACGCAACCGACATGCCCAGCGTGCTGCTGGAGGTCTGCTTCGTGGATTCACAGGCCGACGCTGATGCTTACAAAGTCAACTTCGAAGGCATCATCGAGGCGCTGGCGATTGAACTGAGCGGCATCGAGGACGTCGAAGGCGAAGTAGGGGAGGGCGAAGAGCGCCCGCCGCGGCCGCCACGCCCGCCGCGCCCACGGCCGATTCCGCGTGTCGACATCGAGGTGTCCGGCGAGGTTTTGATCTATGTCAATGGCGAGCAGGTCGGGACCAAAGGGTGAACCGAAATCTGGAAGACGTTTTGAATGAAGCGGTTAGTGCGCAATTCATTCACCTGTTCAGCGTGCTGGTGAAGGAAGTCACCGCGCCGGAGCAGGCACTGGAACGCTTCAAGAACGGACTGCACCACCTTGCCGAAGTCGAGGCGGCCGTGGCCAAGATGATCCGCGACAAGGAAGCTTGATGGCTGCCCCGGAAGTCTACCCGCTCGACCGGGCGACGAAGAACCCGGAGACCGGCGAGCCGATCCAGCGGTCGATCTTCACCAACTACAACGACCAGATGGCCATCGTCACCGACGGCCGGACGCTGGTCGGCAAGAGCACCCACGACCGCGGCGCGGCCGAAGCCATCGCGGTGCAGACCCCGCTGTGGCTGCGGAACGGCATTCTGGGCACTGACGCGCTCCCCGGAAGCGGTGAACCGGGTCCGCCCGGCCCAACTGGCCCGCAAGGGCCGCCCGGCCCAGCAGGCCCCGCAGGCCCCGGCAGCACCGTTCCGGGTCCGGCTGGTCCCGCAGGCCCGGCCGGTCCCGCTGGACCCAAGGGTGACGTCGGCGCGGCCTCTACGGTGCCCGGCCCGGCCGGTCCACAGGGTGCCAAGGGCGACACCGGCGCGACCGGCCCGGCGTCGACCGTGCCCGGCCCGGCGGGTCCGCAGGGCGTGCCCGGCCCGGCAGGACCGACCGGCCCGGAAGGCCCGCAGGGCGCAGCCGGCACCGGCATCAACGTCAAGGGACAGGTGCCGACCGTCGGCGATCTACCACCGACCGGCAACGCCGATGGCGATGCTTGGATCATCGAAGCCACCGGCGACATGTGGATTTGGGACGCCGAGACTGGGACTTGGATCAACGCCGGTCCGATCCAAGGTCCGGCCGGTCCCACCGGCCCGCAGGGCATTCAGGGGCCAATCGGCCCGGCGGGACCGACCGGCCCGCAGGGCGACATCGGCCCGCAGGGCGTCAAGGGTGACACCGGCGACACGGGTCCGCAGGGCGTACAGGGTGAGCAAGGTCCGGTCGGCGCGACCGGCGCGGACTCAACGGTGCCGGGGCCAGAGGGTCCGAAGGGCGACACCGGCGATCCCGGCCCGCAGGGCATTCAAGGCATTCAAGGCCCGGTCGGCGCGACGGGCGCTGACAGCACGGTGCCGGGACCGGAAGGCCCGCAGGGCGACGTCGGCCCGCAGGGACCACAAGGTCTCAAGGGCGACACCGGCGATATCGGCCCGCAGGGTCCGATAGGTCTTACCGGCGCTGATTCGACAGTACCGGGGCCGGAAGGGCCGCAGGGCGAGATCGGTCCGCAGGGGCCGCAGGGACTGAAGGGCGACACCGGCGAGACTGGCGCACAGGGTCCGCAGGGCTTGCAGGGCGTACAAGGCCCGGTCGGCGATACCGGCCCGCAGGGCGCGACCGGCGCTGATAGCACGGTGCCCGGCCCACAAGGTCCGGTGGGACCGGCCGGTGCCGACAGCACGGTGCCGGGTCCGACAGGCCCGCCCGGCGCTGATAGCACGGTGCCGGGACCGGCAGGCCCGGAGGGTCCGAAGGGCGACACTGGCGATGCCGGCCCGCAGGGTATCCAAGGTCCGGTCGGTGCCACCGGATCGCAAGGCCCGGCAGGCGCGGACTCAGTGGTGCCGGGTCCGGCCGGACCAGAAGGCCCAAAGGGCGACACTGGCGACCCCGGCGCGACCGGCGCACAAGGCATTCAGGGTCCGGTAGGCCCGGCCTCGACTGTGCCGGGGCCTGCCGGTGCGCAGGGACCACAAGGCATTCAGGGTCCGGCTGGCGCGCAAGGCCCGGCCGGCGTCAGCGTGATCCAGAGCGACACCCCGCCGCCCGGCCCGACCGCGCAGTCGCTGTGGTTCGACACGGTGGGTGGTCAGCTTTATGTCTTCGTCGGCACCACATGGGTCGCCGCCAACAGTGGCTAGGAGTTTTTGATGTCCAACCTCGACGCCGCGATCATGGCGCAAATGGAATTGCGAGGATTGAATCAAGCCGTCGAGTTGTTGACCAACTACGGCCGGATCACTCGCATGCATGTCGCCACCGGCGCGGACGTGATGCCGATGTCGGAGGTCACGATCAACAGCGCCGATCTGGTGTTTCCACAAGAGGTCATCGACAGCATTGTAGCGGTGATGCAGACACAGATCGGTGCGCTGGAGGCGCGGCTGGCCGATGCGATGAAGGCCTGATGGCACTAGGGCTTCCAACCACCCCTGTTGCAGGCCAACAGTTCAAGACGTGGACATGGGACGGCGTCAAGTGGACGCCAACCAAAGCGGATCGCAGTCCTCGTTGCGGGCGGATGCAGCTGCCAGCCGGTCAGTCGAATTCGAATACCATGATGCTGGTCCCGTGCAATGGCGACCAGATCAAGATCGCCGGGCTGATCTACAAGATACCGGCTGCCGGGATCTCCGCGGTCGCTACCGCTTGCTACATCGACAAGGTCATGGGCGCGCTAAGCCCCGGTCAGTGGTTTGTCTATGCTTTCGTGCACGCGACCGCTGGCTTGCAACTGAGCTTCTCGCGAACCGGACGCGCCACATCGACTACACCCGGCAATATCGGCACCGAGATCCGTTCCGGCGATAACACGCAAACACTGGTCGGCATCATCGAAGCGTCCGGCGCAGCGCCGAACAATCCGTCGTTCCACGACGACTACACCTATCGGCACACGCGCTCATGGTTCAATCGTCGGCACAGCGCGGCGTTTGCTGTCGGTACCGTTAACGCTTCTGTCGCTGCACATACGCCTCTGGTCGCCGTGTTCGTGGTTGGGTTTGCTGACGACGTCATCGCCATTCAAGGGCAGTTCGTTTTCACTGCGACCGCCAACGGGAATTTCAATCCTAATATACTGATCAACTCTGCGACGTATGTTGGGATCAATTGCTCAACCTCAACTCCGAACGCTGGTGGGCAATATGTTACTGCAAAATCGCACGCAGTCGTACAGTCGATAGACGGAAGAAGTCGGGTGGATTTCACCATGTGGGTCGATTACGGGCCTACTGGCGGCGGCTCCGCCAGTGTCTTCGCAACACTGACAGGCCCAACACTATGATCACGTTCCCGGCCTCGCCTGCCGTCGGACAGCAATTCCAGACGTGGACGTGGGACGGCGTCAAATGGGCACCGACGCCGGTGATGTCGTCGCCGTGCTGCGGCTACCTTCAGATCGTCGGCGCATCACCCAGTCAGTCGCTGGTGTTCTTGCCACGGAACGGCGACTTGATCCGCATCAACGGTCTCAACTATCACATCCCGGCCGCCGGGGTCACCACAGGTCCGTCCAACTGCTTTGTCAACGGCGTTGCCGGTTCGTCTGTTGCTGTCGGCGTGTACCGTGTCTATGCCTTCATCCATCCGACGCTTGGCATGCAACTGGATTTCTCCGCGACCGCGCACGCCACCTCGACAACGCCCGGCAACATCGGCACCGAAATCAAATCTGGTGACGACACCAGAACTCTGGTCGGCATTGTGCAGACGTCCGGCACAGCGCCAGCAAGCAATTCGTTTTACGACAACCCGCAATATCGATACACACGCTCATGGTTCAACCGTCGTCCGGTCAGCGTCATGGTGGCAGGCGGCGGCGTCTTCGCTGCGGCAGCGTGGGTCGCGCAAACCGCCGGTGGCTACATCGCATTCCAAGACGAGCCGTTGAACGTCACCGGCACTTGGTTTGGCACCGCCAACGTCTGGGCCAACGTCGGCATATCGTTTCAGGTTAACGCGGCGTGGGGCGGCGCGGGCGGCAACACCAGCACGCCCGGCACCACGGCGGCCTACGAGAACTGCACGGCGATCCTGTCGCTGCATCTGACTGAAGGCATCGCTAACCTGACCTTGTTTGCCAACATCACGTCAGGCAACGCGAGCGGCGGGTGCGGGTTTAGTGGCACACTGGGATAACAGAGGAGGAATGAACCATGGCTATTGTGACGAATTGTATCCCACCATGCGGCAACGCGGCTGCTGTGCCGTTGCCACCCTATCCGCCTGTCTGGGTGCCGCCGGCCCCAGCGGCAGCCAGTACGTCCTCCGGCAAAAAGTAGGAGAGTGTAATGACAAACCCGACACCGACTCCGGCTGACCAACAGCTGGTACCGGCACCGCCGCTGCCCGTGGATGTGCCACCGAAGCAGCCGCCGGACACGGAGCCTGCATCACCGCCGCCGCCCGGCGAGAAACCCGCGGAGTCGCCGCCAGCGCCTCCCGCAGCCAGCTAGGAGGTCGCCATGGGACTGCTAGTCAGCGTCCTGTATCTGCTGCTGAACATCGCCGTCGTCCTGTTGGTCGCGGCGATCATTTGGTGGTTCTGGCGTTGGATGGGTCTGCCGATGGACCCGTGGGTGCTCAAGCTGTGTCAGGTGATCGTCGCACTGATTGTGATCATCCTGATCGTCAGCTGGTTTGCCGGGGCGATCCCGGCGCGCGGTATCTTCGGGAGTGTCGGACCCCCTTTCGCCATAGCGAGAGTCAAATAGACCCCTTGCCGCCAATACCGCCGGGGCCGCCGCCTATTTGCAAGGGCTGCTGACCGGCGTATACTCGACTCGTTTCTCTTTTGCTTGGCAGTGATGGAAAAACAGGAAGCGGCCCGCGGCCATACCCCGCGGGCCGTTTTCGTTAGGAGTGCCCGGAGCGTTCGGCTTCCGGTGCCGGGCCGATGTCCCAGTCCTTTGGCTTCGTGCCGGTGGTGTCCTTGATGGCGTTGGCCAGCACCCGCTGCATCAGCTTCATGAAGTCTTTCTTGATCTTCGGATCGTTGGCGACCGCGCCGATCTTGATCGTGCCGATCAGCTTGGCCCCTTCCATGGTGTCGGCGAGCGCCAGATAGGCGTTCCACCAGTCGCCTTCCTGCCGCAACGCCAGCCGGATTTTCATATGTCTCTCCCGTACTCGTCCATCGGCCCGTTGTGGCCGCCACTGCGCTGGATGGCGGTGCGGAAGAAGCCAGCGAACGCCGGGTTGTTCAGCATCCACATCCGCGAATAGAAGGCGCGGTGGTTGTGCGGCATCTTGAAATTAATGTCCTCCGTCCGCACCGTGTGGTCCCAGCGGATCAACTCCCAGATCGTGGCTATGGCGTAGAACGTGTGCCCGGCCCGCATGGCCTCGTCGGCGTACTCGCAGATCAGCTGGTACACGCGCGGGTTCTTGTCGAGGTACACGACCCATTCGTTGTAGTTCTTGAGGTACTTTGGCGTGCTGTATTCCGGCGGCGGGATCAACAGTCGCGGGCCGCGCGGCGGAGAAGGCGGCGGCGGTGTTGGCCGCCGTCGCCGCCCCGGATAAAAGAACGAATTACTCATGAGCAACTCGTTTTGACCACGCTGCCTGACTTGTAGCTCCGGCACTTGGTTGACGTGTTGCCGTGGCCGCTGCTGCTGCACGACGTGATGGTCTCCGATCCGCTCTTGCGGGTCGTGCAGGACGTCCCAGCCAACGCTGCCGATGTGAGCAACGCCGTGATAATCGTAGACAGGATTGCGATTCTCATAGATATTTTCCTTTCTCGTTACTGTTAACGCCCAACTTGAACCGGACCTTCACAGGTCCGGTTTTTCTTATTTGAATGCGATCAAGTGAATTGCGTAGGCACGCACTGCCAATGGCAGTTCTTGAAAGCAGTCCCGTTCCATCGCACCGACAATGGCGTGGAGCAGTTGTCGCCGTGCTTCCGGGTGACCCTGCCGCGCCATATCGACAACGGCGGCGATCATCTCATGATCCATGGTCATCTTGCCGGTGAGCAGTTCTGCGTAGGTCAGCGACGTGATCACGTCCGACAAGTGCAAATGCTCATCGTGAACCTGTCGCTGGGCTAGATCGGGTTTCTCGTTAGACGTCATGATCACACCACGCTTGCTACTTTTCGCCATCGTTCTTCTCTCCTGTTTTTATCCGCCGGCGTTCGACCGGACGGCCTTCCATTTCGGCTCGCTCAATGCCTTGACGCATGCCAGCCGATATCCCGTGGTCGATGTAGACCACGGTCGCGTCCGCCACTGGACCCCACGCCAGCCCGGCTTCGATGCCAAGCTGGCGTTCCTTGTCGTTCTTGTCGCGCAACACACCCGGCTGGGTGTAGAGCAGATGTGAAGCCAATGGTGCCTCGCCACGCATCAGGCAGTCGCGCATGCATTCACGGGCGTAGGTGGTGTTCGCATCGACGTCGCCGGCGTAGGGGCTTTCCAGAATCACCCGCCTCATAGTGTCCACTCCAGCAGTTTTGTCAGAATCATTCCGATCAACACGCCAAGCATCAGGACGAGGCCGATCAGCGCCGCGCCCGTCAGTCCAATATGGTCGCGGATTGTTCGTGTTGGTGGCGGCGCTGGCGGGCGCAGTCGATCCTGCGCCCGCCGCAACATGTGTTCCAGATCAGGCGGTTGCTCGACCTTTGGAATTTTCATTTTGCTTTACCGTTCAGCTTGACCCACGTTCGCCGGTAACCGATGGCACGGCCGGCAGCTTCGATGGTGGCGCTTTGTGGCCGCCTTGTTTTTCCAAAAAACCACGAAGCCATTGTGCCGGCCGCGGGTCCACCGGACTCCTTGACTGCGCCAAAGTCCTTGCCGTTAACACGACGACCGAAGTGCTCCTCAACCAGCGTTCTGACTTCATCGATCACCGGATCTTTCTCGCGGAATCTGTACGCGCTGTATGTCTTCATGCCGTCACCGTGTAGTGAGTTTTTGTGCCGACGCCGTGCTTCTTGACGGCACCCGCCTTCTGCAACTGCTTGATGAGATACCCACGGCTCGCCGGTGCCATGCCGGTGAGCTTGCAGAACTCGGCGAGATCGACCGATTTGAATTTCTCGATCTTGTGCGACTTGGCGTAGCGGTGAAACTGCTCTTCAAGAGAGCCGCTTGCCGCTGCGATCTTGCCGTTCTTGTGCACGGCGTTGACGACCGGCTGCACTTCCGGGCTGCCGGCCGCTAGGCCAGCAAGTCCTCGCAGTGCATCAGCGAGTTTCTTGTCCTCGCAAAAGAAATTTACTCTGAACACTTTTACTCTCCTTTGTTTTGACGTCGAGCCAGTCTCTTACTGGTGGCTCTTCGCCCTTGGCATAGATGGACACTTTTGTACGACGCATGGCCTTGGCCATGCGCTTACCGAATTTATGAACGCGCTGTTTGGCGCGTTCGCGCGACACTCCAAGCCGGTCGCCGATGTCTGCCATCGTCAACCCTTCCGCTCGCAGCATCCACGCATGCTCGTCCCACGCCGCAGCGCGGGGCTGATCGAAGTAGGCCGACGTGTACATCGCCGGTCTTTTTATCTTGGTACGTTGCTTGCTGTAGTTGACCACCGCAATGCGTGCGTAGTGTCGCCGCTTGTCGCCGTAGGCCGTAATCCCTGACACATCAGCCCCGGACCACTCGTCGCAAAAGTTCTTGATGTGAACGCAGATGGTGGGGGCGGTGTAGCCGAGTTCTTTGGCAATGTCGGTTTGCATCCGGCCATTGACGAACTCTCGCACCACCCAAGCGATTTCTTCTTCCACCATCATGAGCGTCAGCGCCTGCCGTCAACCGGCGATGGTGCCATGGCGCGTAGCTTGCCAAGCTCGTCATCGAGATTCACGGAAGACAACGGACGTCCGGCACGTTCCTCCAGTTCTTGCTTCGCTGTTTGCGGAGCAGGAATCTGTGCGTCTCCGTTGAGAATTTTCAGGTGATGCGCCTGAAAGGAATCGATTGCCTCCTGACAGGACGCAACATGCGCACTGACGTTGTCGGCGAGCAGGCTGGTGACCTTCTCGAATTCCTCGACGTACTCCTGAAGCGCAGAGCGCATCTCCGCGGTCTTCGCTTCCGCCGCCTCCACGGCAGCGACCATTGCCTTAATGGCGTTATCCGTCGTCGTCTTGATCGCTCCCGTGGTGAGGTGCGCGATCCGCTTGTTCTCGTCTGCTGTCATTCTCGTTTTCCTTTTTTAAGGTTCAGTATTTCTGCGCGGTCGTAGTCACGCAGTTCCCGGCAGGTATCCAATGCGCCGCGCAGTTTCCTGATCTCTGCGATAGCGCGCTGGGTACACGAAGCCACATAGTTGTGACTGCGTTCGGTCGTCGCCTGTTTGTACAGGTCTTCAAGATCGTCGAGGATGTCACTCACGAATCCAAAACCTTCATTCCGAGTACTTTGCGCATTTCTGGCGAGAGGCTCTTTGCGATCTCCTGCCCGGATGGGCTTCGCATCCACTCGTCGCTTTCCTCCTTGGTTGCATCGAACTCGCCGTTCGCAACGCGCGCTGCAAACTTGTTCAATCCGGCTGCCAGTAGCTCGTTGTGGAGTTGCGTGATCGGGCAATCGTAGGTGTCGGCAAAATCATCGAACTCGCCGGTCTCTGCGCGCTTGGCGAAGGCTTCATACTTGTCGGCATGGTTGCCGCCGATCTTGCGCAGTTCGGCCGCAAGCTTGTCACGGGTTCGCATTCTCTTGCTCCAGTATCCTGTCGATCACCGCGCCGATGATGGTCGCCGCATTGTTGGCGCGGTCCCGGCTGACGGCGTGCTTCATGGTGAACAGCGGCACGCCGTGTTGAAGCGCCAGCGAGATCAGAACGGCACCGTCGCGGGTGACATCCGCCATCGTGCTGCCCGGCTTGGCTCCGTCGATGAACACTTCGCCGACCCGGCCGTCGTCGTAGTAACCGACCGTGACAGTGAATTCCCCGCTCTGGTCACCGAAGCGCATGTTGAACGTCTCGCAGCGCCGGCGTTGCGGCAGAACATCGCGAAGGGTTGTTCTCACGGGCCGTCCTCGCAAATCTGTTCAAGTTTTTTGTCCAACGTCAGCGAAGCCAGTCCTTCGATTGCCTTCTCAGCATCACCGTTGGCGACGTAGCAGATGGCGTGCAGCATGACCGTCGCAGCGCAGGTCGTGATCATGAAATCTTGCTCAGCTACGGAAAACGTGTCGATGCCAACAACCGGACCATCGTCAGGATGCTGCAACAGCGCAACCAGCATGCGGCGGGCGTCATTGTAATCTTTGTTCACTGTGCCTCCACACTGGGCGGCGGCAGCAAGTCCATCGTCTGGATTCGCTCGACCACCGTTTGCCCGTTGTTCGTCAACATGTGCGGCATGAACACGGCTTCGAACGAGAGCATGCCGCACTCGACGGCAGTGATCTGGCCCTTCACCCAGTCCCGCAGGATCGAATTGATCGCCACCAGACCTTGCTGCAACGCAGCCTGCTCATGCGCAGTTTTGCTTGATCGCATCCGATGCGAATACGGGTGCTCTCGCAGATACATCGCTGCCCAGCCCTTGGCCGATGCGTTAAGCTGCACCGGCCGGCCACGGTGGCGAAACGCCAGCATGACCGACTTCTCGGCGAAGTCGTCCATGAACCCCACGGACTCACAACCGAATCGTTGCAGCATCTTCGTGATCTCGTCTCGCGCTTTCATGCCGCTCGTAGCGCCGGCGTAGGGAACACTCACACGATCCACTCCCGCCATGAGTCGCCGGTGATGGCGTTGCTCAATTCCATCTTCGAACGCAGCGTGTCGATGATCTTGTCCTCGACCGTGCCGGGCGTCACCAGATCGAACACGCCAACGCTAGACTTCTTGCCGACCGCCTGCGCGCGTTCCTCTGACTGCATCCGGTGCTCCAGCGAGAACGTGTTGGAGTAGTAGATGATGGTGTCGGCGACATCCCACGTTCGGCCACGACCGCCGGCGGCGGCGGTCGCCACCATGAAACGGCAGTTCGGATCGGTCTTGAACGCCTTCTCTTCCGCTTCGCGGGTGTCAGCATTGCCGCCCCAGAACCGTGCGACCGAATCCGGGCCGTACTTTTTCTGGATCGTCGCGGTGATGCGCCGCACATTGGCACCGTAGGCCGCCCAGATGATCGCCTTGCCGTCGACATTCTCCAGAATGTCCATCATCTCGGTGGTGCGATTTTCTGGGATGTCTACCTCGACATCGTCATCCGACATGGTGACGCCGCACAGGATCTGGTGCAAACGAAGCATTTGCGTCAGCACGATGGTCGCAGTGACGCGCTCCGCGTTCTCCAGTTCGGCGACCGCGAAATCCAGCATGCTCTCATAGGCGATTTCTTGTTCCTCGGTCATCTCGACCTCGCGCCGGATGTACATCTTCTCGGGCAGGTCGTAGCAGTCGGCCAGACGGACCCGGAACGAGTAGGGCTGGATGCGCTGCTGCAATTCGTCGAGGTTCTGGTAGCCGACGACAACCGGAATCAACCTGCCGCCGGGGCCGAAAGGCTTGCGCTGGATAACGGCGTAGCGCGACTGGAACGCTTCGAACTCCTCTGGGAACGGTGCGCCAAGGAATTTGAACTGCGCATAGACGTCGAGCGGCGATTGCGGAGAAGGCAATCCCGAAAGGATGCGCCGCTTGGTCGCCAGTTCGCCCAGCTTCAAAACACACTTGGTGCGCTTCGCCGTCGGGTTCTTGATGACAGTCGATTCGTCGATCACGATGGTGGTCTGTCCGTGCGCCAGAAAAAACGCGCACTGCTCCGACGCGCCGGTCTTGGTGGACAGCGCCTCGACATTGACCAGAAGAATGCGCGGTCCACGGTAGGCCATGAACGCCTTCATCTCGCGTTCCTGCGCCGCGGTCGGGCCGGACTCCCAGCAGATGATCATGGTGCGGCTCTCCAGATCGGCGCTCAGATGCTTGATGGCATCGGCCTCCCACGTCCGGTAAACGCCGCCCGGCGCGATCACCAGAAGGTTACGGATGATGCCGGCGTGCTCATCCTCCCCGAACTCGTCGAGGATAGTCTTGGTCTTGCCGGTGCGCATCTCCATGAACAACGCGAACGCATCCGAACTGTTGAGAGCATCAAGCGCCTCGTTCTGGTGCTTCCAGCGCGACATTTTGGGTTGGTAGATCGGCATCTTACTCAGCATGGTCACACCAGTGTTTCGATAACGACGGTCAGCGCCGTCATGGGTTTGTTCGGTCTGCCGTCCGGGCGGCGCGGTCGCACCTTCGACTGCCTGTTCCAGAACTGCATCGCTTCGGCCGCACTCGGGAATCGCATGGCGTAATCCGGGTCCAACGTGAACACGCCGTGCCCCTGTCCATTGTCCGCTTCATGATCGAAGTGTTGCAGCCAGTGGTTGGCGTGCGGGCACGGCGATCCGTCGGCGAATCCGACAGCGAGGATGACGGCGCTCATCGGCCGTTCACCC